TCGCGGATCGGCTTCTGGCTCGTTGCCCGCAGGATGTTGTCGTCGCCGTGCATCACGGGCTCGCCGAATGAGTCCCAGCATTCGATTTCGACGTCGTACGCCTCTACCGTTCGGTCGCTGAGGTTGCACGCGTACACGGTCACTTCAGGCACTCCGATGCTGTTGTTTTCGAGCACGACGCCCCCGATGAGGAGCGGCCCGCCATGCCGAATCTTCTCCAGGGCAAACTCGCCAGGGGTCAAATCTTCGCGCAGCACGGGATTGTCCTCGTCTTGGTCGGCGCGTTCGCCGTGAACTCTGTTGGCGACCCGCCGGGCACGCTCCAGGTAGTCCGATGCGCTTCGTGCCCGCGCGCGGGCCAACTGCCGCTTTGCATCGGCGACCATGTCGCGAGCCTTCTTGGCCGCCTCTGTGTTTCGCTGGGCGAGGGCATACTGGAGCAACCCTTGGGACTCGACCAGTTCCCGCTGGGCCGCCTCGACGTCGATTCTGTGGGCCATCTTCGCAAGGCCGGCGGCACGTTTCTCGGCGGAAGGCTCGGCCGCGTGGCCCGTCGCGAGAACGACGCAAACTGCCACTGCGGCGGCGAAAACGGATCGCATGGGGAGTACCTCCTGTCGGTGGGTCTATCCTACCCCGCGCGTCAACCGGCCGCCCTTCTCCCGTTACCCGGAGGACGCGGACCCAACTCCCGTGGCCCTGGCAGTCCGTTTCCGGTCTGCGACTGGTCCTCGTAGGACTGCCGAAACACCGCTGGCGTGTTCCCGAGGTGCCGGTGCCCGGCCCCGCGGGCCTGGAGCTCGACGTCGGTGCCGCTGCCCCTGCGGATCCACTTCCACGTCCCGGGCCGGATACCGGCCCGGTGGACAAGCCGCTCCACCTGATCGCGGAACGTCTCGCCGCTCGCCGGCCACGGGCACACGAGCGACCTCGGGCACGCCTCCAGTGTGGACCGCAACGCCTCCATCGTGGTGCCCGACAACCGGAACGACGACACCTTCCCGGTCTTCGACTGGCTGATCGTGCATGATCCGTCCGGGCCGATGGACGCAACCCGGAGTGTCACGAGGTCGCCCCAGCGGACGCCAGAATCCCACGCCACCCGAATGGCGAGATCCCACCACGCCGCCCGCCGTAGTCCGCAGCGGTGCCACCGCGGGAGCGTGGCAGCGGCATCGAGCAGCCGCTCCACCTCGGCCTTCGTCCAGGCGGTGACGACGTTCTCGGGCAGACGAACCCGGCGAACCCTCCTCGCCCGCGGCTCGTTCGCGAGACCGTCATCGGCCGCCGCCCGCCACAGCGCCAGCAGCATCCCCTTTTTCCCGCGGACGGTATGCGGCCGCACCGTCTGCGAGTACGCCTGAAGCCACTCGGAGACGAGCCGCTCGTCGAGTTCCTCCATGCCGACCGGTCGACCGGCCCATCGCTCGAAGAGATCGACGACGATCTTGTACTGGCGGATGCTGCCGGCACGGATGTCGTGCGTCAGCGTGTATTCGTGCAGGTAGTCGCGGAGCGTCATGGTTGTATCCCATGTCTAGGGCGCTCCGTCGCCTGGTGTGGTGCCGTACAGAGGCACCAATGGTCATTCAACTTGGTCGCGTTCCTCACAATCCTTACGGGCGGTTCATTCCGTCATTGGTAGGGCATCGGTCTACGGAACCGAAGGTTGAAGGTTCGAGCCCTTCCGGGTGTATTCGGCTCACAGTCGACGGTACGTTCGATTGGGGGCCGGTGCAAAGAATTGGCACCGGAGGCCAGGAAAATGGCGACGGCGAGCGAAAGACACACTGGCGGGAGGCCGCGGACTCGGGAGCCGTCTGCGATTTTCCTACGTGTGCAGGCGATGGCAAAGCGTCGCGGGATTCCCCTGGACGAACTTGCCGAGCGAGCAGGAATTCGTCGGGCAACGATCTACGAACTGAGCGACCCTCGGGTGTCCACTGCCCGCGCGATCGCTGACGCCCTTGGCATCACGCTCGACCGCCTGACCCGCGAAGAGCCGGCATCGAAGCGAACGGCCCGCAAGCGGTCGGCGTGACAGCTGAGTGGCGACGCAGTCAAGACCGTCAGCCAGTCGGCGCCCCCCCGAGCAACTTGAACGCCATGCTGGCAATCACTGCAACGCCACCGCAGGCCATGCACGCCCGCAGCCACCACGAAAGCCTTGCAGTTTCGATTTGCTCTTCGTTTGTTGCCTTGCAGATATCGCCCAGCACAGTGGCCGCGGATCCGTCGTCGTCCACTTGGACCAGGAAGTGCCAGAGGCTATCGCGATCGGTTCCGCTCGGGATTCCGACGCCGCCTGGAGCCCATGCGAAGTACGCGCAGAGAAACGCCGCATTGAGTGAAACGAGCAGCACCGCCAACGCCGCTGCCCTTGCGAGTGTTGCCGCTGCGGAGACGTCCACGTCCTTAAACATCAGGCCGACGGCCGCAATTGCGGCGCCGAGAACGATTGCCACCCGGTCGGCCACGCGTCGCCGCGAGGCAACTTGTCCCTCATAGTTTCGCCACGCGAGATCGAGCACGCGTTTCTTATTTTCCGAGGTATCCATGACAACTCCAGGCAATAATTCAAACCAATCCACTCCGCAAAACGCGGCAATCCCCAAGGCCCCAGAGACGCGGCCCGCCGTTACCCAGACGATGATAAAGGCTTCGCAGAATCAGCCGCAGGCCGAAAAGCGGCAGTAACGCGATGTGGTCAGTGATTACCGAGTGGCTTCTCAAGGGCGTTTCCCCGGTCGCCGTCGCCGGCGGGCTTGCCTGGGCATGTCGAGTGGTAACTCGGCGTCGCGCTGCCGAGCGGGCGAGGGCCGCGTACGTCGACGGGCTTCCGTTCGAGTGCAAGTGCGTCTTGATGGAGTTCGTTGCCAAAGGAAACCGCGTCCAACTGCCCTCGTGGAACAAGTGGGTTGAGATCCTCGAGCATGATCGCGTGATCCGAAGACATAGCAGCGCCGGTGGCTTCGATGCGGCCAGTTACATTTTCGCCATCGACGATGAAATGCTGGCTTTTCTGAAACGTCGCCCCCCAGTAAAAACCCCAGAAGTATCCAAATAGCAGGCATAGGTATGGAAGCGCGTTGTCCACCGCAAAGATGATACGGTCCAGCACTTCGCTACCAGATCGGCGCGGCGCAGCACGCAACTTGCGGTAGTCAGGTGTCATGCGATGCTCCCATGAAAGGACGAGGATACCCGGATTCGTGTAGCAGTCGCAGCAGGAGTTCGCGCAAAGCCTCTTTCGATTCTGGACTCTGAACCACGAACGACTTCGCGTAGAAGCGGATCGCCTTCAGGCAGTCGGCGGGATCGGCCGGCAGTAGCCAGCTCTGGGGCTCCCGGTCTGGTTTGTGTGGACGGCCACGATTGGGCTTTGCCCTGTTTCCGTGTGCCCGACCGTCCTTTTTGGTCAGTGCTTCGATGATGGCTTTTCGCGGCGTCCCGGGCGGTAGCGCTGTTGCCACGGCTATCAACCGAGCCGCCTCGACCTTCAGCAGCCCGGTCGATATTTCTCGTTCGATCCCGAGCCTCTGCGCTGCCTCCTGGAACTTGCCGGCCCTCCGGACGGTGGCCTCATCAACGCCGTAATCTTCCGCCAACTGATCGGCTGTGCGGCGATGCTTTCTGCCGGCGTAGGCGTGCGACTTACGGCCGTGTCCGCCGTTCGGGTCTTTCGTTCGGTTATAGAGCCGGCCGAGGAGCAGCGTGAAATCGGAGCGGCTCAAGTTCCTCCGCCCGAGTTGGTTCCGCTCCATCCACTTCGCCGCCTGGTCACGGTCTGCAAACCGCAGACCCTTCGCGGTGAACGGCAGCCTGAGCCGCCGGCAGATGGCGAGTCGGTTGTGGCCGTCGAGTAGCACAGGATGCGAACCGTCTCCGCGATCCCACACGATCAGCGGGTCACGCGCCCCGCCTTGCTCAAGGAGGCTGGCTTCGAGTTCCCGCAGTTCGTCAGCTGCCAGCGGCGGAATCAGCGCGGCCAGCTCTTCGTCGATGGCAATCGCGACGGACGGATCGACGTCCACCAGGTCACGATCCGTTGTCTCGCAAGAAGCAATGGCCATGCTGGCATCATTCCCAGAGGCGTGCTTGATCCCTGAATCACCGCGGATTCTAGCGGTTTTACGCACCCCCGTAAAACACTCTTGACGGCGTGTACGCCTAACCGTACAACCCCTCCCCGTAACGCTCGCAGTGAGCATTGCCGCGACGCACCAGCGGTCGCGTAAACGGATTCTCCAGGCAAGGGATGCCAGCATGACCGCACGCAAGGCCAGCAGCGTGGCATCCCGTTTCACGGGAGCACGCCATGCGAAATCGCATCGCGGGATTCAGCACGGGATTCACGGTCGAGCCGCTCGACGATCGGCTCATCGACGAACGGATGGCGCAGGAGTTCGCCCGGTGGACGCCAGCACAGCGTCGCGTCCGCAGGATGTTCGCACGGATGCGACGACGGAGGATCCGTCGACTGCTGCGGATGCACTTCGCCCCGGCCGCCACGGAGGGCGCCCGGGATGCTGAAACTGCGTCGAACTGTGGGCGAGCGGATTGTGGTGATTCCGCCGGATTCCGGGCCTATTCGTGTAACGCTTGTGGAAGTCCGCGGCGGCAAGGTGTGGCTGGGCTTCGAGGCGGACTCGGAAACGGAGATTCTCCGCGAGGAGCTCTACGAAGCGATGGTGCGGGACGGGGACCGGCAGCCGGTCGAGTGAGCACGGTTGCGGCTGCCTATCACGACCGCCAGCCGGGCGACGCTGAAGCCTCAGCGGCCGCCGATGCGATGGCAGAGCACGCTGGGTTCGGCCGCGGCGACGTCGTGCGGTTCACAGACGACTACCTCGGCTTCGACGCGGAGCCGGCGCGTGTCCTCAACACGCTCCCAGGCCGGCAGCTCGTGGTCGAGACCATCGACGGGCGGTACGAGGTCGTGATCGATGAGCGACAGGTGATCGCGTGGGGGTGCCCATGAACACGGCGGCGGCTGTGTGTGTCGGGTTCGCGTTTGGTGTGTCCGTGACGTCGATCACGGCCGTTGTGGCGGTGTGGTGGTCGATTCACTTTTTCAACCAGGGAGGTCGGTGATGGCGAGTGCCGAAACGACGATTGCGACACGGGAGCCGGCAAAGCGGTCCGTGTTGCTGGCCATGGCGAGCCGGTTCGGGATGGAGGCCGCCGCATTCGAGGCGACCGTCCGCGCAACGTGCGGGTGCGCTGGTGCGACGCGAGAAGAGTTCGCCGCTTTCCTGCTCGTGGCGAACGAGTACGGCCTGAATCCCGTCACGCGGGAGATATACGCCTTCCCGAAGAAGGGCGGCGGAATCCAGCCGATCGTGGGCGTCGACGGGTGGATGCGGATGGCGAACGCTCACCCGGAGTTTGACGGGCTCGAGGTCGACTTCCAGCACGACGACGCCGGGAAGTTGCTGTCGGCCACGGCCCGCGTCCACAGGAAGGACCGGACACACGCCGTCGTCGTGACGGAGTACCTGGCGGAGTGCTACAGGAACACGGACCCGTGGAAGATGCCGCACCGCATGCTGCGGCACAAGGCCGCGATCCAGGGCATCCGCTACGCGTTCGGCTTCGCGGGCATCATGGAGCCCGACGAGGCGGAGGGAATCGTCGAACGCCCCGCCGTGACCTACACGCCCGAGCCCCGCGCGGTGCAGCAGCTTCCGGCCCTCGCCGATGACGAGTGGCAGCGGCAGTTGCCGGTGTGGCGCAAGACCGTCGAGAGCGGAAAGAAGTCGGCCGCCGACATCCTGGCTCTGGCGCAGATCCGGTGGTCCATCACAGACGACCAGGCCGACACGATCATGCTCCTCGGGGCAAAGGTCGCGCCGGACGGCGAGGTCATCGAGGCCGTGTTGGTCGACCGTGGCGACGCGTGGGAGCCGCCGGTCGGCGAGGAAGGGGGTGCGCAATGAAGACCGTCTCCCTCGTCCAGGGCTCGCCCGAGTGGCTGGCCCACAGGGCCAAACACTTCAACGCGTCCGACGCCCCGGCCATGCTGGGTGTTTCGCCGCACAAGACCCGCCGGCAGCTGCTCGCGGAAACGGCGACCGGCATCACGCCCGAGGTCGACGCCGCGACCCAGCGGCGGTTCAACATGGGGCACCGGCTGGAGGCCCTGGCGAGGCCGATTGCCGAGCAGATCGTCGGCGAGCCGCTCTACCCGGTGACGGGCACGAACGGCCGCTACTCGGCGTCTTTCGACGGGCTCACGCTCGGGGGAGAGACGGCGTTCGAGCACAAGGCATTGAACGCGGAGTTGCGGGCCGCCCTGACGACCGAATTCGCCGAGATCCCGCTGCACTACCGGGCGCAGGTCGAGCACCAGCTGTTTGTCAGCGGCGCCGACCGGTGCCTGTTCATGGCGAGCGACTTCGACGCCTCGGGTACGCTCGTCGAGGAGCATCACCGGTGGATCGAATCGGACCCGGTGCTCCGCGAGCGGATCGTCGCCGGGTGGGCGCAGTTCGCGGCGGACCTCATGTCGTTCGAGCCGGCGGCGCCCGCGGACTCGGCCCCGGTCGGAACCGCCCCGGAGACCCTGCCGGCCCTGCGGATCGAGGTCGAGGGCACGGTCATCGCCAGCAACCTTCAAGCGTTCCGCGAGACCGCCATCGCGGCGATCCGGAACGTCAACCGGGAGCTCACGACGGACCAGCACTTCGCGGACGCGGAACTGTCGGTGAAGTGGTGCCGGGAGGTCGAGACGAGGATCGAGGCAGCCAAGGCCCACGCCCTTTCGCAGACCGCGAGCATCGACGAGTTGTTCCGGACTCTCGACGACATCGCGGCCGAATCGCGCCGGGTTCGGCTCGACCTGGAGAAGCTCGTCAAGGGCCGGAAGGATGAGATCCGGGCCGGGATCGTCCTCGATGCCCAGCGGGCGCTGGCCAAGCACCTCGCGACGCTTTCGGCGGAGTGCCAGCCGTTCACGGTGCCGCCAGTTGCCGCGGACTTTGCCGGTGCGATCAAGGGCAAGCGTTCGATCACGGCCATGCACGACGCGGTCGACCATGCCCTGGCGGACGCAAAGATCGCGGCGGACGCTGCGGCGCGGGTTGTGCGGACGAATGCTGCGTTTTTCAGCGACGCCGCCCACGGGCACGAGACTGTTTTCCCGGACGTCTCCAGGCACATCGGCATGGCTCACGACGCGTTTCGTGAGTTCGTGTCTGGTCGGCTTGCTCGGCATGCGGCCGAGGAGGCCGAGCGGGCCAGAAAGGCCGAGGAAGCGGCTGCGGCAGCGGCGCCACCTGCCCCGGTGCCGACAACGCCGGTGCAGCCGGCAGAGCCCTACTCGTACTCCCAGGCTCGCGAGGATTTGGAGGCGTTTGAGGACGAAGGAGCCTCCCTCAGCCTGGGCGACATCAACGCCCGGCTCGGGATCACGATGTCGTCCGCGTTCGTCGCCAACACGCTCCAAGTGCAGCCGGCTGGAAAGAACCGCCGGGCGCTGCTGTTCACGGAAAGCCAGTTCGCGGACATCTGCCAGCGGCTTGGCGTGCATGTCCACACCGTGAAGATGCGGAATCGTGTTCGGGAGGTTGCAACCGTTGGAGGTGACGCATGAGCAAGGCGAAGAAACATCCGAAGGAGACTGCGGACATTGACCAGCCGACGCCAGTGATGTCGGGCCGGGAGGCCGAGCACTACCGGGAGATCCGATCACTGGAATCCACCTGCGACCGCCTGGAGGGCGAGTACGAGGCGGCCCGGTCATCGGCCTCCGCGGCGAAAAGCCTGTGGAGCGAAGCTT